TCTAAAATATGGCAAATACTACATCAGCAAATTTAAAATTAACAGTACAACAAACTGGAGAAAATGCAGGAACTTGGGGACAAGTTACCAATACTAACCTACTTATTCTTGAGCAAGCAATAGGTGGATATGCTACAATTAATTCTGCATCAGGTGCTACTTTAACTTTTTCAAATGGAGCATTATCTGATGGTAAAAATCAAATATTAAAATTAACAGGTGCAATTTCTGGTAATGTTAATGTAGTTATTCCTGATTCAATTGAAAAAACTTACATTGTAGAAAATGCAACAGTTGGAGCGCATACTGTAACTTTTAAAACAAGTTCAGGAACGGGTATAACATGGTCTGCAACAGATAAGGGAAAGAAAATTTTATATTCTGATGGAACTAATATTGAAGAAGGAATTACATCAATAGCTAGTGAAATTACATCAGGTATTACTACAAACACTATTTATACAAGTAATCTTACGGTAACTAATGACACAAACGTTAGCGGCATTACTATAAGTGATAATGTTACCGCAGCAAATAATATTACAACAACCTCTGGAGACATAGTTGCATCTTCCGGAGCTATAACAGCATCTGGTAACATAACTTCATCCACTGGAGATATAATTTCATCAGCTGGAGACGTAATTTCAACTGCCGGAGCTGTAACAGCATCTGGTAACATAACTTCGTCAACTGGAGATATAATTTCAACTGCTGGAGCTATAACTGCTTCTGGAAATATAACTTCGTCAACTGGAGATTTAATTTCAACTGCTGGAGATGTCACTTCAACTGCTGGAGACATGACAGATCAAAAAGGTGAAGTAAGAACGGTACCTGCAAATACTAAAGCATCACCATATACTTTAATAGCCAGTGACCATGGAAAAGTTATTATTGCTTCTGATACAATAACAGTTCCCTCTGGAGTCTTTTCAACAGGTCAAACTATTTCAATTTATAATAACACTGCCGGTAATATTTCAATAAATCGCTCTAGCGTCACTATGTATTGGGTATCCAATGGAACAAACGCAGATAGAACATTATCAACTAGAGGAGTTGCAACCATTCTTTGTGTAGGAACTGATACATTTGTAATTACTGGCGGAACATTAAGTTAGGTAGTTTGCATGACTCACTATGCTATATTAATAGGTTCTGCTGGAATATCTTTTCCAGCAACATCTTTCGTTACAGAAAATTCCGGTTCAGGTACATTTACAGTACCACAAGGAGCTAACGCAATTCATATACAAGCTGGAGTAGGTGGAGGTGGTGGTGGCCTTAGAGGTGTAGACTATGATAAAGCTGGTGGAGAATCTGCTGGTTCTGGTGGAGGCTCAGGTGCTTTTATATCAGATAAAATATTTAGTGTTGTTGAAGGAGAAACTTTAACATATGCAGTAGGAAGTGCTGGAGAAGCAAATCTAGGAGCCTATAGTAATAGCGGAGGAAGTGACGGGGGAACCACAAGTTTATCTGGATCTAATACAGGAAGTATTTTTTCTTTAGCAGGTGGAACTCTAGCAACAATAACTTCTAATGGAGGTGTTCAAGGTCCTCTAAGACAAAACACAAATGGACTTGCTGGTACTGCTACTATTTCTGGGAGTTCTATTACATCAGGAGATTTTTTAAATTCAAGCAATCAACTTGTAGATGTAACTACAAATACATCTGGACCAGTTGGCACATTTAATAGTTCTGGAGATGGGGCTAATGGTATATTAAGTGGAAACTGTGGGGGAGATAACTGTGCAATAACTGGAGGAGATGGAGGTGCTTCTTTTAGTGGTAATATAGCTGGAGGTAGTGGAGCTCCAGGTGTATCGGACGGGACAAGAGGTTCTGGTGGTGGAGGAGGTTCATCAAATGCTGGGGGAGGTCCTACTCCTTCTGATGGTGGATCAGGTCAAATTATTTATAGGTTTATACGAGTTCTGTAATTATTTTTAAATGAATACAAATAAAACTACAAGTAATATAACCAACTGGTTTGGTTATCCTGTATATATAACTAAGTTAAAAAATTTTGAAGATATTAATAAAAAGATATTACCTATAATATTAAAAGATATTACACCAACTAATTCTCAGTACTCTACAACTACAGATGTAAAGTCAAAAGAATTACAATCAATTGATGACAACCTACACAGAGATAAAAGATTTAATGAATTGTATAGTGAATTATCTAAAGTAATTCAAAATTGTTTATTAGAACAAAAATATAATTTAGATTTATTTGAAATATACATTACTAAGTCCTGGGCAACTTTATCTGTAAAAGACCAATTTATATCTTACCATAGACATATGAGTAGCCATTTTAGTTTTGTCTATTATCCACAAGCTTATAATCAAGGAAATCTTTTTTTATTTGATGATGATGCACATAAAGTAGGATTAAATATACCTAAAAGAGATCCTTACTTTACAGAGTGGAATCACTCTAATTATGCAAATTCAGAATATCCAGCGGAAACAGGTAATGTAATTATATTTCCATCTATGATGTTTCATGAAACAAGTAAAAATACAGAAGAAAAACCACGTATATCTATATCTGGAGATATTATGATTACTATGAAAGAAGGAGTTAAATCAGAGCACAACCTGCCTTCACCAAATAGTTGGTTTAAAATATAAAATTTACTATATATTTAGAATACTATATATTATATAGTATCTATTAAAATACTTTTAACTATGTTGCAAAAACTTAACTTTAAACCCGGTTTTAATAAAATGGTCACGGACTCAGGAGGTGAATCTCAATGGGTGGATGGTGACTTTGTTAGATTCAGATATGGTTTACCTGAGAAAATAGGTGGCTGGTCACAACTTACTAATGCTAATAAAACTTTACCAGGAGCAGCACGTTCTCAACATGCTTTTACAAGTATTGCTGGAGAAAAATATGTAGCCATAGGGACATCTCAAGGTTTGTTTATATATTATGAAGGTGATTTTTATGACATAACTCCTATTGATAACGATGTTGTCACTGGAGCTGACTTTGATGCAACGTCTGGATCTTCAACAGTAACAGTTAATAAAACATCACATGGTTTATTAGATGGAAGATATGTAACATTTTCATCCGTTACTGTTCCAACAGGTTCTGGATATGCAACAACAGATTTTACAAATAATACATTTGAAGTTCTAAATAGAACAAATGATACATTTGAAATTACCATGCCAACTAATTCTGCTGGCACTACATCGGGAACAGGTTCTGCACAAATCGATCCATACGTAGTCGTAGGTCCAACATTTCAAACTGCAGGTTTTGGTTGGGGTACAGCTTCTTGGGGAGGTGCTTCAGGTGTTACATCTACATTAAATGGCGCTTTATTGGATGACACTGCAGGTACAGGAGGATCCGGTACAAGTATTACTTTAGCTTCTGCAACAAATTTCTCAACAACTGGTGGAACTATTAAAGTTGGCGCTGAATATATTTCATACACTGGAATATCAGGAAATGATTTAACTGGTATTACAAGAGCAGTTGCCGGTACTAGATCCGCTCATTCTGATGGTGCTACTGTTGAATTTTATATTGCATGGGGAGAAGAATCTTTAACATCTACCGTAACACTTGATCCAGGTATATGGTCTTTAGATAACTTTGGTCAAATACTTATTGCAACTATTCACAATGGAGAAACTTTTACATGGAACTCAGGAGCAGCTAGTGCAAGACAAACTAGAGCAACTATTATGGTAAACGCTCCAACTAGAACAAGATTAACACAAGTATCAGATAGAGATAGACATGTATTTCATTTTGGTACAGAAACAACAATAGGTGACTCAACGACTCAAGATCCAATGTTTATTAGATTTAGTGATCAAGAAAACTTTAACGAATATCAACCAACTGCAATTAATACAGCAGGAACATTTAGATTAGATAAAGGTAATGAAATTGTAGGAGCAGTATCTGGTAAAGATTATACATTAGTTTTAACCGATAGTTCAGCATATGTAATTCAATATGTTGGACCACCTTATACATTTAGTGTTAGACAAGTGGGTACTAACTGTGGATTGATTGGTCAGAATGCATTAAGTTATTCTAATGGTATTGTATTTTGGATGTCTGGTGAAGGTGGATTCTTTATGTACGATGGTACTGTAAAAGCCATTCCTTGTTTAGTTGAAGATTTTGTATTTACAACAAATGGAGATAGCTTAGGTATAAACTATAATGCTAGTCAATTAATTTTTGCTGAACATAATACATTGTACAATGAAATTAGTTGGTTCTATCCAAAAAACGGTGCAGAACAAATTGATAGATGTGTAGTTTATAACTATGCAGAAAATTTATGGACAACTTCTTCTTTAGGCAGAAGTTCCTACATTGATCAAGGTGTTTATGATTTGCCGTATGCAACTGATTATAATAAAAATGAATTACCTAATTTTCCAATACAGGGTATTACAAATACTTATGGTGCATCAACTTACTATGCTCATGAAACCGGAACCGATCAAGTCAATAGCTCGGGTACAACATCAATTGATGCTTACATTCAATCAGGTGATTTTGATATATCTGCTAGACAAAGTGCTTTGGGTCAGACAACAGGACTGGCTGATTTAAGAGGTGATGGTGAGTTTATTATGTCTATGAAACGATTTATACCAGACTTTAAAATATTAACTGGTAATTCAAAAGTAACGCTATTATTAAATAACTATCCAAGTGATACAGCATCAAGTTCACCTCTTGGACCCTTTACAATAACCTCATCTACTGATAAAGTAGACACTAGAGCTAGAGGAAGATTACTTGCAATTAAAATAGAAAATGATGCTATAGGTGAGACTTGGCGTTATGGAACATTAAGAGTAGATATAAAACCAGATGGAAGAAGATAATGGCTAAAGTAACTGCATACATACCCGAACCAAAAGAAGAATACGAAGTTAGTAATCAAAGACAAATTTTAGAAGCATTGGATACTGTAAAAAATCAACTTAATTTTTCTTTTCAAGAAGATTTAAAAAATGAGGAAGACCAAAAAAAATGGTTTCTTAGCTAATGGCAAATTTTTATAAAAGCGAGACATTTGATCTAACAACAACTAATTTAACTACAGTGTTAAGTATTAGTGTATCATCAATTGCTATTGTAAAAGCAGTGCAGGCATGTGTAATAGATAATACCAATGTTGACTTTGAAGTATTTTTAAAAAAATCAGGTGAATCTGATGTTGAAATAGCACACAGCGTTTTAAATAAAGGAACAGATAATTTTGCAAAAGATGTGATAAATCTAGAAGCAGGAGACGTATTAAAAGTAAAAGCCAGTGTTGCTGATAAGGCCTCTGGACAAGTAAGTTATCTTATGATAGATAGATCTCAAGAAAATG